CTTCCAGTAATTTAGGATATTTTCCAGTCAGTTCTGATAAATCATCCTCTGTGATCATTACCGAGTCCTCTTCACATTTCTGAAATCCACTCTTATGGCTTATAACTTCCATCCTGATCATATCTAAATCAGGCCTTGAGTATGGATATGTTAAGGTTACTTCAGGTATATCTCTATTGCTTGAGTAAGTTAGCCAATTGATTCTCACATCTTTCACATTAATGTAGCTGCTAAGTCCTATGGTTAGGGGCTCAGAAGATTCTTCTTTGTTCATCTTCCTTATACAGTAAGCCAATTTCAATCGTTTTGTAATTAATTCAAAATTAACGTTGCTATCTTCCAAGCTATTCTGACTTATAGTATTTGGTATAACAACACTAGAAACACTTCCTAATAAATTAGGTAAAACATGGAGATCCACAATTGGTCTGAATAGTTTTCCTCCTAGTCTATGTGCTATATTACCTCCTGCTCCTGATATAGCTTTCTTTAGCATGGGAATTGTGTCATGGACTCCATAGGAAGCCAGTGTGTATTTATAAGCTTTGTAGACTGAACATTTTTCTAGTGTGTCAGCTTTAGATAGCTGCTGATTTGAAGCTTCTAGAATCCATAAGACAGCATTGCCTAGCTTGTAGATCTTATCAGATATAGGATCTTCAAATTTGATGTATTTCTCTTTTGTCTCTCCCTTATATAGACTACATGATCTTATATCCGGTCGTCTTCGAGTTACGAAACCTCTGGAATTGTCTATATTAGGGCAATCACTGGCCATGGCAATAGCAGTTTTCTTCGTGTTCCAAATGATTATTGATTCATATACAGGCTCAGGCATACTTATGAACTTTATATTGGGAAAGATTAGAGAATTTCTATTTTCGAAAAATTCAGTAACTGAATTATAGTCTGAATACCTTATTATTCTATCTTGACATTTCTCTAATAGCTTTACATAATTGACTCTGTTCTCTTTAAATACTTCATTGGCAAACCTGCTAAGGTTCCCAGATCTCCTAAAAAAGCCTCTTGAAGTCTCAACCTTATTTATAACCTCTTCTAATAGACTCAGAGGGCAGCTGTCAACAAAAAGACTGGTTATCCTTGGATGTAAGCCTTGGCGGAACATCTCTAGATAATGTTGCAGAATGAGTTCCCTATCATCATTAAGCAATAGGAGCTTTTTAAAGTGATCATTGCAATCCAGTGAGCTTATATATTTTAAGATCTTCTTGCGGGCCATTACTGATAAAGTCTTTATCTTTTTCATTGAAGGATACATGCTGTTTAATATATTGATCTCCATCTCCTCCTTAATGGTTACTGAATTTGCACCGAAGCAATTGTCCATCAATAGTGACACTGAGTTCTGATGTGCACCGGATATCCTTATTAAGCTTATGAGATAATCAGCAGTTCTAGTGACGCTAATTGAGTGCCCACTGAGTAGCTGATATAGGAAAGGGCTTACACCGAGTCCACCCCATGATTCAGGCACAAATAAGCATGCTAAGTACACAAATAAGACAGAACTATCCTCTGTCAAAGACCTTAATATCATCAGCTGATCACTAGACTTGTCAAATGCGCCACCTATATTGTTAACTATGTCCTCGAACTCTCTTCTTAATATATTGTCTCTATCTCTCTCCTTTAGAGAACCTAAGGTGTTAAGGTAGTCTCGCAAATATCTTTCGACTTTGTTGCTCAGTGATTGGCCATTAGTTAAAAGCCATGACCTAATACTTCTTGATATAGTAGCTTGAGTCTTTTCACTAAATCTTACTTGATCAAGCCAACTGTCTGTAGGGGGTGTTAGAAGCTGAGAAGTGAAAGACCTATAACTCAGATTTATTAGATGATAGTGTTTAAGGAGGAGTGCAGGCCACGGATTATTTGTCTGCTCAAGAGCTGAATTAATTGAAGAGCAAATAGAAGAAGCCTCAGTTGCTTCACAGTGAAAAGCTGGCTCACTCATGG